CCCCATGAAGAAGTTCGTCACCCCTGTGGCAAAGCCGGAACAGGTGCCGTCGATGAAGGCGCCACCGCTGCCGCCGAAGGCCGCGCAGCCGCCGCGTGTGCCGGCGCCCGCCGCCAACGTGCCGCCGATGCAGCCGATGCCGGCCATGCCGCCCGCACCCTCGCCGATGGCGCGCCCGCAGGCAGCCCCGACCAGCCGCCAGGTGCCGAGCGTGCCGACCGGCCGCGGCGTGGTCCGTACCGACACCCACAACCAGGCCAACCAGGTGCCGAGCCACGCCAAGCACAAGGGCCGGGGTGTGTGATGGCCGGCGGCGCGTTCCCGCCCGCGCCGTTCCTGCCATCCCCCGACTTCGTGGCCTGGCTCGACAGCCTGCCGCCGTCCTCGCTACCCCCGCAACCGCTGCCGATCCCAGAGGAACCCGATGAGTGACGACCGCACCAAGCCGAGCTTCTCGACCCGCCTGTGGTCGGAGGAAGTCGGCATGGCCGACCCGAGCGCGAACTTCAACGCCCCGCCGACGCTCGACTACGCCTTTGGTGGCCGCACGCTCAGGACCGACATCAATACCACGCTGTACTCGCAGCCGACCCCGATCGCGCCGATCCAGGAAGTCGCCGTCGCCACCCGCCAGGCCCAGCGCAGCGACGTGCTGGCCGCCGCCTCCAGCGAGAACATCAGCACCGACACCAGCATCACGGCCAGCCAGGCGCAGGCCAGCCACGCGCTCGCGCCGGTCAACGGCACCGCGCCGCAGGCCGTGGCCAGCGCCGCGAGCCGCCAGGGCCAGCGCAGCGTCGGCTACGCCAGCACCGGCGCGGCCAACGACCCGCCGCAGACCGGCACGCCGATCGCCATGGGTGCGCAGATCACCACCTTCAAGCTGGAGAACACCTCGGCCGGCGCGCTCGCCAACCAGCCGTTCTCGCTCGGCCATGTGTTCGCGCTGGGGCACCTGCCCTCGGCCGGCGCCGGCATCGACCTGCAGCTGCCCGACGGCACCAGCATCGCCTCGCAGCTGAACGTCAAGGCGCTGCATGCGGACGGCTCGGTACGCCACGCCATCGTCTGCGGCGTGCTGCCGACCCTGGCCGCGTCCGCCTCGCAGACCGTGTCGATGAAGCGCGCCGCCGCGGCCGCCGCCGCCCCGAACGTCGGCCTGCCGGCCACGCTGCCCTCGGCCAGCGTCGTCATCAGCGGCACCACCTACACCGCCACTGCCGCCGGCGCCGCCTACGACACCTGGTTCGCCGGCCCGGTCTGCTCGGACTACATCTTCAACGTGCCGTTCGTCGGCCCCGCCGGTCCGCACCCGACCCTGACGGCGCAGTTCTCGGTGCGCGTTTCCCGCACCGGCCAGGCCCGCGTCGACTACGTGATCGAGCACTGCAAGGCGTACGCCTCGACCGCCGACATCGTCTACGACGTGACCCTGTCGGCGGGCACCACCACCTACTACAGCAAGACCGGCCTGGTCCATACCCCGGCGGCGCGCTGGAAGCGCACCTACTGGATCGGCACCGCGCCAAGCCTGCATATCAAGCACGACACCGCCTACCTGATCGCCAGCCGCCAGATCCCGAACTACGACCAGAGCGTCACGATCCCGGAGTCGGTGCTGGCCGGCTTCGCCACCGACCTCACCAGCGGCAAGTTCGACCCGATGAAGTTCGGGCGCCTGCAGCCGGCGATGGGCACCACCGGCGGCCGCCCCGACATCGGCATCATGCCGGACACCCATGTGGCCACCGTGCTGTCGATGGACAAGCGCGCCAAGGCGATCGCACTGGCCACCGGCGACATCGGCGGCAGCTGGCCGATGTGCCGGCGCGACGACAGCAGCGGCCCCGGCCGCGGCTACCCGCTGTCGGTCATCAACTTCCCGTATGCCTCGCTGCTGGGCAACCCCGGCGACTGCGTCAACCCGGCCACCGGCAAGAACGAGAAACTGCCTATCCTGTCGACCGTCACCACCGCCGGCCCGGACAGCTCGCACCAGCCGGACATCTATTACCTGCCGTACCTGCTGACCGGCGACCTGTTCTACCTGGAGGGTCTGCACTTCTGGGCCACCTTCAACCACTACCAGGACAACCCCTACTACCGCGACTTCGCCAAGGCGCACGTCCGCGCGGACCAGCTGCGCGGCCAGGGCTGGAGCCTGCGCACCATGGCCGAGTGCGTGGCGATCACCCCGGAAGACCACCCGCTCAAACCGCACTTCGCGACCTGGTACGACAACAACATGAAGTGGTATCTGGACGCCTACATCGACGCGCCCAACCCGGCCTATGTCAACCAGCTGGGCATCATCGTCAACGGCTACTCGCTGTCCTACCCGATCAACGGCGGCACCAGCAACGGCATCGCGCCGTGGATGGACGACTTCTTCACCCAGTCGCTCGGCCACGGCTACGAGCTGCTGGGCCTGGCCTCGACCAAGCGCCTGCTGTTCTGGAAGGCCAAGTTCCAGGTCGGCCGCATGAACGACCCGGCCGTGTGCGTCCAGAACTCGTGCACCTACGCGCTGGGCGTGCGCGCCACCGCCACCTCGCCGTTCTTCGCCACGCTGGGCGAGTGCTTCGCCTTCACCGTCTCGCCGCAGCAGCAGCAATACCCGTGCGGCTCGGCGCAGCGCCTGGCGCTGGCCAGCAGCATGAACCTGCTGCCGGGCGACATCGACGGCTATCCCAGCTCGACCGACGGCTACCCGGCCGACTACCAGCCGGCCCTGGCCGCCGCCGTCGACGTCGGCTACCCCGGCGGCGGCGCCGCCTGGGCCAAGTACATGGCGCGCCCGACCAAGCCAGACTACGGCTACCAGGCGCAGTTCGCCATCCTGCCGCGCCAGGCGATCGTCGCGCAGGCCGGCATCGACGCCACCGTCCATACCGCCCAGCCCCAGCACAGCGCCTCGTTCGGCAGCGCGGGCGGCGCCGCCCCGCAACCGCCCGAGACCGGCACCGCGATCGCCGTCGGCGCCCAGATCACCGACTTCACGGTCGAGAACACCGCCACCAGCAGCGCAGCCAATGTCCCGTTCACGCTGGGCCACCCGTTCGCGGTCGGCCACCTGCCGGCAAGCGGCGCCGGCATCACGCTCAAGCTGGCCGACAACAGCAGCATCGCGGCCCAGCTCGACGTCAAGGCACTGCACCCGGACGGCTCGGTGCGCCACGCGATCATTTCCGGCGTGGTGCCGGCTATGACGGCCGGCGAAGCCAAGCCGGTCAAGATGCTGCGCCGCGATGCCAGCGCCGACGCCGCACCCACCGCCACCCTCGCCGCGCAGGTCGCCGCGGGCCTGGAAGCGACGGTCGCCATCGTCGCCGGTGGCGTGACCTACACCGCGCGCCTGTCGCAGCTGGCCAGTACCGGCAGCGTCAAGCCGTGGCTGGCCGGCAGCGTCGCCAACGAGTGGCTGGTCAGCGGGCCGCTGACCGACGCCGGCAACAACCAGCACCCGCTGATCCACGCGCGCTTCTACGTGCGTGCCTATGCCGGCCTGAATCGCGCGCGGGTCGACGTGACGCTGGAGAACTCCTGGGTGATCCCGAACACCTCGGCCACGACCGGCGGCAGCGCCTGGATCGCCAACAACCCGGCCGACGTGACCTACGACGTGACGGTGACGGTGCCGGGCGATGCGACCTACAGCAAGAGCGCCCTGGTGCACTACAACAAGGCGCGCTGGACCCGCACCTTCTGGTGGAACGGCGCCAGCCCGGCCCACGTCCGCCACAACATCCCGTACGTGCTCGCCTCGCGCGCGGTGCCGAACTACGACCGCAACGCCGGCCAGTCGACCTCGGTGATCGCCAATTACGTCACCCTGCTCGCAGGCAGGAACGAGCCGATGCAGCCGGGCGTCATGACCGCCGCCCAGGGCGGCACCGGCGGGCGCCCCGATATCGGCCTGAACCCCGGCTGGTGCGTGAACTGGCTGCTGACCGGGAACAGGGACGCCAAGAACGTGTCGGTGCGCACCTCGATGCTGGCCGGATCGTGGCCGACCCACTTCCGCAACAAGGCCACCGACAACTGGGTCGACATCCGCAGCTACCCGTATGTCTGCCTGCAGAAGGGCAGCAGCAGCGACGACATCAACGGCGCCACCGGGCTGCACGAAATGATCCCGGCCGCCGCCAACAACAACGCGAACGTGCCGAACGACGCCCACGAGCCGAACCACAGCTACATCCCCTACCTGCTGACCGGCGACTACATCCACCTGGAGGAGCTGCAGGCCTGGAACGAGTGGAACATGATCCAGCACCTGCCGGGCTACCGGCACTTCGCCAACGGCGCCGTGTTCCACCAGCAGGCGCGCGGCCTGGCATGGCTGCTGCGCACGCTGGCGCACACCGCCTACATCAGCCCGGAAGGCGACCCGATCAAGCAGCGTTGCCTCGCTTCGCTGGACTGGAACCTCGACCAGCTCAACGCGATGCACACCTACAGCGCCGACCCGGTCAGCGGCAACGCCCTCGGCTTCGTCCACAACAACGAAACCAGCGCCATCATCTACCCCGGCAGCCTGAGCGGCGTCGGCAGCGTCGGCGTCTCGACCTGGCAGGACGACTTCATCACGTCGAGCGTGGGCATGGTCGCCGAGCTGGGCTTCACCAAGGCGCGCCCGTTCCTGGCCTGGAAGGCCAAGTTCGCGGTCGGCCGCATGCTCTCCGGCAGCGACTACTGCTGGATCATGGGCACCCCGTACTCGCTCGACGTGCGGGCCACCGCCAACGGCCCGATATTCACCACCTGGGCACAGGTCTACGAGGCCACCGTCGACCCGCGCATCCGCGCCACCGCCTGCGCCAGCCAGGCCATGGCCGACGCCTGCACCACCGTGTTCGGCGACTACGGCACCTATGTACCGGGGCAGATGCCGAAGTATTCCGCCTCCGACGACGGCTACCCGGCCGATGCCCAGCCGGCGTTCGCCTACGTTGCCACCTCCGACCACCCGCAGGGCGCCAACGTCTGGCTGGTGTTCGACGGCCGCGCCCTCAAGGCGCCCTACAACGATCCGCAGTTCGCCATCGTGCCGCGCACCGCCTGATGACGACCGACCGCGACAGCCTGGTCTACCGCGAGTACCAGGCGCTGCCGGAATCGATCCGCGCCCTGTACGGCTTCGAGCAGTACCTGTGGCTGTCGGACGCCGAGAAAAACGGCCTGGTGCAGAGCGAGACCGAGCCGGACTTCTACCCCGACTAGCACAACCACGCGCCGCGAAAAGGTAACTGCCTATGTATACAGGGGCAGTTACCCGCGGCCGACCATTGAGGACACCCCATGAGCAAACTCCTCGTCGGCCTGGATGACAGCGCCATGAGCACCAGCGCCAACGACATGATCCTGGCCAAGGAGATCGCCGACACGCTGAACACCCACTACCCGGGCCACCTGTGGGCGATCAACGTCGACGGCGGCGTGGCCAACATCCACGACCTGATGCTGTCCGGCCAGTGGGGCTACCGCCTGCTGCTGACGAACATGTACTCCGCGTCGGAACTCAAGAAGGACACGATCCGCGCCGGCGGCGAGATCCTCGAGCGCTTCCGCCTGAGCCGTGGCCAGTTCAGCGAGGCCCAGTACACCCAGCTCAAAACCAATTTCGCCGGCGACTTCGTGTTCGACCGCTAACCGAGGCCCTATGGACGACCAGAACAACACCGCCGCCCCCGCCGAGGCCCCGCCAGACTGGGTCGCCCTGGCGCGTGACGCCTATTCCGCCTCGACCAACTGGTTCGATTCGTCCGTGCGCGCCCAGATCGAGGGAGACCTGCGCCAGTTCCAGGGCCAGCACCCGGCCGGCTCGAAGTACCTGGCCGACGCCAACAAGGGCAGGTCGAAACTGTTCCGGCCCAAGACCCGCACCACGATCCGCAAGAACGAGGCCGCCGCCGCGCAGGCCTTCTTCGCCTCCAACGACGTCGTCAAAGTCACCGCCCAGGACGAGGACGACAAAGAGCAGCTGGCCAGCGCCGCCGTCATGGGCGCGCTGCTGCAGCACCGCCTGACGAAATCCATCCCCTGGTTCCTCACGCTGGTGGGCGCCTACCAGGACGCCCAGACGGTCGGCGTGGTGGCGAGCTACCAATACTGGCAGTACAACGAGAAGAAGGGCATCGACCGCCCCCAGATCCGCCTGATCCCGATCGAGAACCTGCGCTTCGACCCGGGCGCCGACTGGACCGACCCGGTCGGCACAAGCCCCTACCTGATCGAGCTGATCCCGATGTACGTCAAGGACGTCAAGGCGCGCATGCGCAGTGTCGACCCCAAGACCGGCGAGGCCAGGTGGAAGACGCTGCCGGAAGCGACCATCATGGGCGCGACCAAGACCTACGGCGACACCATCCGCCTGCAGCGCGAAAGCCCGCGCCCGGACTCCAAGTACCAGACCCAGGCCAACAACAACTTCAACGTGGTGTGGGTCCACAAGAACGTGGTCGAGGTCGACGAGGTCGACTACTGCTACTACACCCTCGGCTGCGAACACCTGCTGTCCGACCCGGTGCCGCTCGAGCAGGTCTACTTCCACGGCCGCCGCCCCTACGTCGTCGGTTCCGCCGTGGTCGAAACCCACAAGCTGTACCCGTCGTCGGTGCCGCGCCTCACCAAGGACGTCCAGGCCGAGATCAACGAGGTCGCCAACCAGCGCATCGACAACGTCAAGCTGGCCATGAACAAGCGCTATTTTGCGCGCCGCAACAAACAGGTCGATCTCAGGTCCGTCACGCGCAACGTGCCCGGCTCCGTCACCCTGGTGCAGGACATCGACGATGTGAAAGTGGTCGAGTTCAACGACGTCACCGGCTCCTCGTATAAAGAGCAGGAAGTCCTGAACCTGGACTTCGACGACGTCGCCGGCACCTTCTCCGGGTCGTCGGTCCAGTCGAACCGCAAGCTGAACGAGACGGTCGGCGGCATGCAGATGCTGGACGCCGGCGCCAACCAGGTCAGCGGCTACCAGCTGCGCACGTTCTGCGAGACCTGGGTCGAGCCGGTGCTGCGCCAGATCGTCCTGCTCGAGCAGTATTACGAGACCGACGACACCCTGATCGCGCTGTGCGGCAAGACCGCCGACCTGCAGCGCTTCGGGGTCGATAGAATCACCGACGAGCACCTGATGAACGAGTTCACGCTGAACGTGAACGTCGGCATGGGCGCCGTCAACCCGACCGAGCAGGTCAAGCAGTTCATCGACGGCATGACCGCGCTGGGCAACATGCTGGCCAACGAGGGCCTGGTGCAGCTGGGCCTGAACGTCGAGGAAGTGGTCAAGGAACTGTTCGGCAAGCTCGGCTACAAGGACGGCGCCCGCTTCTTCAACTTCGACGGCAGCGACCCGATGGTCAAGCGCCTGCAGGACCAAGTGGCCCAGCTGCAGCAGCAGCTGGCGCAGAAGGTCGACCCGGCCCTGATCGCCGCCCAGATCCGCAAGCTCGACGCCGAGGTGGCCAGCATCGGCGTGAAGGACCGCGTCAGCGCGGCCGACGCCGTCAAGAAGGGGTCCGAAGCGCAGTTCTCGGCCATGCAGACCGCCGAGGTCATCGCCGCGGTGCCGGGCGTGGCCCCGATCGCCGACGAGCTGATGAAGGCCGCCGGCTACCGCCCCCCAACGCCTTCGGGCATCGACCCGAACTTCCCGATGCCGGCCGCACCCGCCGCCGGCCTCGGCCTGGAAGCGGTCAAGAACCGCCGCACCGGCGTGGCCTTCATGCCGGGGCAGGGAGCGTCGACCACCCTGAACCCGCTGCCGCCGATGCCGGCGACGGCAGGGACCGGGGCACACCAGGGCATCGAGACCACCCGCCCGGACTCGGTCGGCGCCAGCACCATCGCGCAGGCGGCCTACGCCAACGGCGGCATGCTCGGCGTCGACCAGGACGAGCGCGCCGACACGCTGGACCGCATGCGCATCCAGGCCGACAACCTGCGCATGTACCGGCCCGAATCCGGCCTCAAGACGCCCAGCCCGATCGGCGTGAGCCTGAACGGGTTGACCGACGCCACCAACGACGACCGCTCGACGCACTATGAGCCGTTCGCCGACGGCGGCCTGGTCCCGAACCAGGACCCGTATGGCGCTGGCAACCCGGTGCAGCAGACCTGGAACGGTGTTGCCGCCGCGGTGAGCAACGGCGTGCAGCAGGCGGCCAGCCTGCCGGGCCGCGCCTTGAACGCCTACGACAAGCTGTCCAACGACAACCCGAAGACCAAGCTGTTCCTGGACGTGATGCCGGGGACGAACGTCGCCACCTCGGCAATGGACGTGGCCAGCGACCTGCACAAGGGCGAGTACGGGACGGCCGCTCTTGATGCCATCGGCCTGCTGCCGGCCTACAAGCTGGTCAAGGCGCCGATCCACACGGCCGCCCAGCGCGCGATGGCCACGCTGTCGAAGAAAGCACCGCAGATCGACACCGCCGTCAATGCCCTCCCGGAATACCTCGGCAAGACAACCGGCACGCAGCAGCCGCCTGGCTACGCTGACGGCGGCCTGCTCCAGGGTCCGGGCACCGGCACCTCCGACTCGATCCCGGCCCTGATCGACGGCCAGCAGCCGGCCCAGGTCTCGGCAGGGGAATACCTGATCCCGTCCGCCGTGGTCGAGGCGCTGGGACAGGACTTCTTCGAGCACCTGGTGCAGCAGTTCCACACCCCGGCCGAAGGCATGCCGGACGCGCCGGCCGCCGTCGAGCCGGTGGGCCTGCAGGGTGGCGACTTCATCATCCCGGCCGACGTCGTCGAGGCGATCGGCCGTGACTACTTCGACAAACTCGTGGAGCACTACAACGCATGATCGAGATCGACTTCTCGCAGTTCCCGCCAGAGGTGCGCCAGCTGCTGCACACCGTGCAGTTCGGCCTGGACATCAAGGCCTTCATGGACGGCGCCGTCGGCCAGTACCTGCTCGGCCGCGCCGCGCAGGAGAAACAGGCCGCGCTCGAACTCTTGGCCGAGGCCGACGCCAGCGACGTCAACTACATGCGCGAACTGCAGCTGATCGTGCGCCGCGCCGCCAGCTTCGGGGAGTGGCTGGAAGAAGCGCGCCACGCCGGCCAGGCCGCCGAGGCTGAACTTTCCAGCCAGGAGGGCGAGTGATGCTGAGCGAGGACATCGACGAGATCCTGGACGGCGACGACGCCATGCTGCTCGAGCCGCGCGACCTGTTCGACGCCTGCGTGATCGGCATCGCCGAGCGCATCAACCTGCGCGTGGCGGCGTATGACGTGGACAAGGTGCTGCAGGCCCTGATGGACCACCACGGCATGGACGAGGAAGAGGCCCAGGAATATTTCGATTTCAACATCGCCGGCAGCTGGGTCGGCGAGGGGTCGCCGGTGTTCCTCTACCTGTTCGGTGACGAATGACGGACGGCCGCAAGGACGATGCCGGCAAGCTGCGCTACGAGCTGCTGCCGATGGCGCCGGTCGACGAGATCGTGCGCGTGCTGACCTTCGGCGCCCGGAAGTATGACGACGACAACTGGCGCCAGGTGCCGGACGGCGAGAACCGCTACTACGCCGCCGCCATGCGCCACCTGTCGGCCTGGCGCCAGGGCGAGAACATCGACCAGGAAACCGGCCGCTCGCACCTGGCCCACGCGGCCTGCTGCCTCGTGTTCCTGATGGAGCTGCACGAATGAAAACGATCGTCCACGTCCACCAGGCAAAGATCCGCGCCAACATCGGCAAGCCGGCCAGCGAGCAGGAGCCGCCGCTGACCGTGAAAACCTACAAATCGAACGAGTACGCCTTCGAGGTCGAGATCCTCGGGCCGTCGCGCGTCGTCTACTCGCCAGACAAGCCACTCTCATGCGGAGCGCGCGTCTGGATCGAGTGCCAGGGCGAAGTAAAAATAGTTCGCTAAAGCGTCAGCGGGCGATCACATCGCGCGGGTCGATCCCGGAATCGGTCAGCCGCTTGTAGCGCTTGGCCACCTCGCGCGCCTGCGCGATCGTCCATGTCTTGACGCTGCCGATCGTGATGCGGCACTTGAGCCGTAGTTCACTGCGGCGCACCCGGCTGTCGAAGATGAATGACCTGGCGCCGGCCTGCGTCACCCGAACGCCCAGGCCCGGACAGGCGCCGTCCCAATACAGCGACTGGTTCTTTCCCTCCTCGCACACGAATGAGGCGATCAGGTCCTTGGTGAATTCGGCGTGCTGCATGGCGGATTCCAAAAAGCGGCAAGCCTAGCACAGTGCGCCGCAACCAGCTTCAACCCGCCGCCCGGCGGGTTTTTTTACGCCCGCACCCCGCGGGTTTCACCCAGGAGTCAATCAATGAGCGCTATCCAACCGGACGTGCAAAACGATGCAGCAGCACCCGCAGCAGACGCAATCCCGCAGCGCACCGCGCGCGACGAGGCCCTCGAGGCTTTGGAAGCACGCCACCAGGCCGAAATGGCCGCCCAGAACGGCTGGGAACTGCCGGCCGAGGCCGAACCCGAGCCGGCCCCCGCACAGAACCAGCTGGAGGCCCAGCTGAACGACCCGGCCCCCGAGCCGGCCGCGGCCCCCGCTGCCGGCGCGCCGTCCAAGGTCAAGGTCAAGATCGACGGCGAAGAAGCCGAGGTCCCGGTGGAGGACCTGGTTCGCCAGTACCAGAAGAATTCGACCGCCGACAAGCGGCTCGCCGAAGCCACGCGCCTGTTGCGCGAGGCCCAGGAAGCCGAGGCGGCACGGCTGCTGCGCGAGCAGCAGCTGCAGCAGTACCAGGACCAGCTGCAACAGCAGCAGCTCCAGCAGCAGCAGGTCCAGGAACCGAACCCCGCGGACGTCGACGCCGTCGCCGCCCGCAAGGATTTTCTCAAGGCCCTCTTCGAGGGCGATGAGGAAAGTGCGCTCTCCAAGCTGGACGAAATGTTGGCGGGACGGCAGCAGGCCCAGGCGGCCACGCCCATCCTCGACGTCGACCAGATCGCCCAGGCGGTGACGCACAACGTGCAGCAGAAGCTCGTCGTAGAGAGTGTATTGACGCGCAATCGTAGCGACTATCCCGAGATGTACGCAGACCCCGATATGGAATCCCTGGCCCTGGCCAAGATCCAGCGCAAGCAGGCCGAAGAAGGCATCGACTTCTTCTCCGCGCTGGACACGGTCTCGAAAGAGCTGGCGACGAAGTTCAACTGGGGCGCCGTACAGGAACCGGGCCGCCGCGACGATCCCGCACCGACCACGTCCTCCCGAGCGCAAAAGCTGGAGCAGAAGCGAACGATCGACAACGTCACGTCGATCAACACCAAGACCGCGCCCAATGAGCCGGCGCCCGAGGACGCTTCCTCGATCATCGCCGCCATGAAGGCGGCACGCGCCGGCACTTAAGCGCAATCCATCTTTTACAATCCAAGGAGAAATATTATGGCTGGTCAAGTCTGGCTGACGAATTCGCTCGGCGGTTACATGTGGTCCCCGAACTTGTCGAAAGTTCTGCGCATGAGCGTGCAACCCCTGACGAAATTTCGTCAATTCGCCGATATCAAAGACGCCGCGGTGCAGGGCAAGGGAATTGGCGAAGCTTTCCACTGGAACGTCTACAGCGATGTAGCGACCCAGGGCACCACCCTCACCGAGGGCACGGCGATGCCGACCACCAACTTCGTCATCACGCAGGGCACGATGACGGTGACGGAATTCGGCAATAGCGTCCCCTACACCTCCAAGCTGGACGACCTGTCCGAGCAGCCGGTCAAGGAGATCATCGCCAAGGTCCTGAAAAACGATGCGAAGAAAGCCTTCGACATCGCGGCCGAGGCGCAGTTCAACCTGACCCCGCTGCGCGTGGTCCCGACCGGCGGCACCTCGACCTCCTCGGTCACGCTGTCGACCAACGGCACCGCGGCCGCCGCCAACGGCGTCGCCCTCGGCAAGAACCACGTCAAGGCGATCGTCGACGTCATGAAGGAGCGTAACGTGCCGCCGTATACCGGCGACGACTACATCTCCCTGGCGCATCCGACCACCTTCCGCCAGCTGAAGAACGACCTCGAGGCCGTTCACCAGTACGTGGACGCCGGCTTCCAGATGATCCTGAACGGTGAGATCGGCCGCTACGAAAGCGTTCGCTTCGTGGAGCAGACCAACATCGCCAAGGCGAACTGGGCCTCGGGCCTGTCCAACTGGGCCTATTTCTTCGGCAACGATACGGTCGCCGAGGGCATCGTGATCCCGGAGGAAATGCGCGGTGCTATTCCATCGGATTATGGCCGTTCGCGCGGAATTGCGTGGTACTACCTCGGCGGTTTCGGCATTATTCACACCCAGCCGAAGAATGGCCGCATCATCAAGTGGGATTCGGCTTCCTGACGCAATAATCTGCTAAACATGGCCATGACTTGTAGTTATGGCTTTGTAGTAGAAAGTTGTGCTCAGGGAACGGAAAACCGGCGGCGCCTACCCCCGGGCGGCGCCGCCGGGTTTCCGTGACGATCACCCACCACACGGAGGTCAGCATGACCATCGAGAACAGCGAACTGAACAAGAGCGGCCCGCTCAAGTCGTCCAACGACGGCCTGAGCGGCGCCAGCGGCACCGGCAACGATCCGAGCCTGGCCGACCTGGCCAAGGGCTTCAGCGACGTGCCGGCCCCGGAGAAGGTCCCGCACTGGCTGCCGCAGAACGCCGACGACGGCGAGAACTACGTCGGCGACACCTTCGGCGAGCGCGGCGGCTTCGCCGGCCGCCCGCGTGGCAGCGAACGATAACCCCAAGGAGAACCACATGTCCGAATCGAACTACAAGCCGGATGGCAGCGGCGTCGTCATGGGCGACCGCAAGGCCATGCCGGATCGCGGCACCAGCACCGGCATGACCGGCATCAAGACCGACACCGGCGGCTACAGCATCGACGTCGACGCCACCAACAGCCTGGGCAAGATGTCCGGCACCGGCAGCGACCCGATGGACGAGTGCTACGCCGACGACCCGACCTTCGGCCCCGCCCCGGGCGACCGCGCCGAGGACGCCAAGGAGGGCTACTGATGGCCGGCCTCGATCGCAACAAGCCGTTCAACCAGGTCGTGAACGACGAGGAAGGCCGCTGCTATGAGCAGGGCGGCGCCTACTTCACCGCCGACGGCAAGCCCTGGGCCTCACCCGACGCCACCCCGGCGCCGGCCAAGTCGTCCAAGAAGGCCGCCACCCAGCTCGACGCCCAGCTGCAGGAGCCGGCTTGACCTGGCGCCCGGATGACCCGATGGGCGACGAAGCCCGCAAGGTGGTCTGGGACGTCGTGCAGTACCTGCGCGGCACCGTGCTCGATCTCGGGTGCGGTCCGCGCAAGTGCCTGCCACACGTCGTGGGCGTGGACAGCTGCGCCGATACCAAGCTGTTCGGCATCCAGATCAAGCCCGACGTCAAGGTGGCCGACTGCGCCGACCTGGCCGACTTCGAGGACGCCGCCTGCGACGCCGTGTTCTCCTCGCACCTGCTGGAACACATCGTCGACACCGAGAAGGCCCTCACCGAATGGTGGCGCGTGCTGAAACCCGGCGGCTACCTGGTGCTGTACCTGCCGCACCGCGACCTGTACCCGAGAATCGGCACCGAGGGCGCCAACCCCGACCACAAGCACGATTTTTCGCCCGACGACGTCCTCGGCCACATCGCCAGCGTGGCAGCAAGCAGCCAGACCGGCATCGACGTGGTGGTCAACGAGACCCGCGACCAGGGCATGGAGTATTCGTTTTTGCTGGTTGTGCAGAAGCTCGCCGAGATCGACTGCCGCTCGACCTATAAAAACCCGCGCCCCGAGAAAACCGTCGCCGTGTTCCGCTGCGGGGGTTTCGGCGACATGATCCAGATGGCCAACATCCTGCCCCAGCTCAAGCGCGAGGGTTTTCATGTGACCGTCATCACCACGCCGTCCGGCCAGGACATCGTCAAGCATGACCCGCACATCGACGACTTCGTGATCCTCGACCCGGACCTGGTGCCCAATCATGAATTGCCGCTGTACTGGGAAGCCGTCGCCAGGCGCTACGACAAGTTCATCCAGCTGTCCGAGTCGGTCGAAGGGACCCTGCTGGCCATGCCGGGCCGCGCCAACCACATGTGGCCGCAGGCCGTGCGCCAGGTGGTGCTGAACAAGAACTACTTGGAATGGACCAGCTTCCTGTGCGAGCTGCCGTACTACTCCGAGGCCAGGTTCTACCCCGCCCCGGAAGAAGCCGGCAAGGCCCGCGGCTTGCTGACCGCGATCCAGCTGGCGCGCGCGCCCAAAGACCTGATGATCGGCGTGCCGACCCCCAGGGTGTTCACCATCATGTGGGCGCTGGCCGGCTCGTCAGTCCATAAATGGACCCCGCACATGGACGCCGTGATCGCGCGCGTGCTGCTGGAAATGCCCGAGGCGGTCGTGATCCTGACCGGCGACGAGGCCTGCCAGGTGCTCGAGTGCGGCTGGGAACTGGAGCCGCGCGTGTACCGCGAGTCCGGCCGCCAGACCATCCGCGAAACCCTGGCCCTGGCCCAGAAGGTGGATCTCGTGATCGGCCCGGAGACCGGCGTGCTGAACGCCGTGGCGTTCGAGGAGGACGTATCGAAGATCGTCATGCTCTCGCACAGCTCGAAGGAAAACCTGACCAAGCACTGGTTCATGACCGACACCTTGGAGCCGGCCGGCACGCCGTGCTGGCCCTGCCACCGTCTCCACTACGGGGCCAGCTACTGCAGCATCGACGCGGCCACCGGCGCCGCGCAGTGCCAGGTCGACATCGCACCAAGCGAGATCTTCGACGCCATCAAGCGCGCCTACGACGACTGGAAGGAGTGAGGCCATGACCCTGCAGGACCTGATTACGCTGTTTCGCAACGAGGCCGACGACGCCACCGAGCCGTACCTGTGGGACGACGACGAGGTGACGGAGTTCGCCAACGATGCCGAGGCCGAGGCCTGCCGCCGCGCCCGCCTGCTGGTCGATTCCACCAGCGCGCTGACCCAGCTGCTGGTCGATCCGCTCGACGCCGGCGTGATCGCGCTCGACCCGGGCGTCGTGTTCGTGCGCCGCGCCACCCTGGCCGGCCGCCGTCCGCTGATGCGCGTGACGGTGCGCGACCTGGACGAGCAGAACCCGTACTGGCAGAACGCCGCGCCTGGCACCCCGCGCGCGTTCGTGACCGACTTCCAGACCGGCGCCATCCTGCTGTACCCGGTGCCGGCCGAACAGGACCTGCTGCTGCTGACGATCGTGCGCACGCCGCTGGCGGAAATGCGCGACCTGCAGGACAGCCCGGAGATCGCCCCGCGCTTTCACCGCTCGCTGCGCTACTGGATGCTGTACCGCGCCTACAGCAAGCAGGACAGCCAGGCCAACGACCCGAAGAAGGCCGCCGACTCGCTGGCCCTGTTCGAGCAGGAGTTCGGCAAGAAATCCTCGGCGATCGACGAGAACTGGATCGCCCACGAGCAGATGCCCGACGACGGCACCTATTAACCCACCCCAAGGAGGAACACCATGCAAGCAATCCTACGACCCAAGAAAAACTGCGGCTGCACGCTGGAACAGGCCGTGTTCCTCATCCTGCTGTGGAACGCCTGTGTACGCGCGGCTCGCTAAGGCCTGGGACCGGCTGGTCGACGCGACCCTCGACTTCATCTGGGACATGACGCTGCCGGTGTCGACCAAGTGCCCGGTGTGCGCGTTCTGGCGCGGCGTGCTGCTGGGCGTGCTGTCGACGCTCGCCATCGCCGGGATGACCCTGTGAAACCCGTCCTGCTCACCGGCTTTCGCGGCATCGTCAACACCGAGGCCGCCGAACGCCTGCAGGCGCTGCCGACGAAGGACGACCCGATGGTCGACCTGGTCGACGCCGTCAACGTCGACATCGACGACAGCGGCCGGATCTCGCGCCGGCTCGGGCAGAGCCTCCTGATCCCCGGCCAGGCCCACTCCCTCTACTCGGACGGCGAGGCCTGCCTGTACGTCCAGGACGGCACCATGTACCGGCTCGACCGGCGCCTGGCGCCGGCCGCGGTGGCGCTGGGCCTGGACGACACCCCGATGGCCTATGTCACGGTCGGCGACCGGGTCTACCACAGCAACGGGCAGACCTCGGCGGTCTACCAGGACGGCTACGTGCGCAGCTGGGGCATCCCGATCGCCGCGACCGGCGTGGCGGCCAGCGCCACCGTTGGCCACCTGCGCGCCGGCGCCTACCTGTTCGCCATGACCCTGCTGCGCGAGGACGGCCAGGAATCCGGCACCGGCATGGCCGCCCGCATCGAGCTGCCCGACAACGCCGGCCTGGTGTTTTCCTGGGACGTGCCGACCGACCCCGGCATCGCGCGCGCCGTGGTGTACCTGTCCGAAGCCGACGGCGAGACCCTGTTCCAGGCCTTCGAGGTCGACGTCACCGCCGGCCAGGCCACCTACGCCGGCGGCCCGCGCTCGCTGCCGCTGGCGACCCAGTGGCTGGACAAGCCGCCCAGCGGCCACGCGCTGGCGCAGTTCCGCGGCCGCATCTACATCGCCAGCGGCGAACACCTGTACGCCACCACGGCCCTGTCCTACGAGCACTGCGACCTGCGCGACTACCGCGCGATCGACGGCAGCGACATCACGCTGCTGACGGCGGTCGAGTCCGGCCTGTTCGTCGGCACCGCGCGCGCCGTCTACTTCCTCGGCGGCAGCACCTTCGCCGAAGGCACCCTGGTGCGCAAGCTCGATGGCCCGGCGATCGCCGGCACCCTGGTCCACGGTGACGCCGGCGAGATCCTCGGCAACGAGCAGCTGGCCGGCCAGCGCGCGGTGGTGTTCGCCACCCGCCTGGGCGTCATGCTCGGCCTGCCCGACGGCAGCCTGGTCAACCTGAGCGGCGACCGCTACCAGCTGCCGCCCGCCACCAGCGGCGCCGCCCTGCTGCGCAGCGCGCCGGCCCACCAGTACCTGCTCGCGCTGGATGCCTAGCACGTCCTTGCCGCCAGTGTAAGTGCCGAAGTTCAGCGGAATTTTCGCTTTTACTTCTTCGTAATTCCGATTCCCCAAGCAGCCCCGCCACCGCGGGGCTTTTTTTTTGCCCCGCTGACGGGGTTCTACCAGGAGATTCACCATGACGTTGCGCATTTCGACTGCCGCCCGCGACTACATCAATAGCGCCGGTTCCCTGAAATCGGCCTTCCAGAACGGCCAGATCCAGATCTATTCCGGCACCCAGCCAGTCAGTGCCGACGCGGCCCCGACCGGCACCCTGCTGTGCGTCATCACCGCCAATTCGGCCGTGCGCACCGAGGAGATCCTGGCAACCGGCACCATCACCCTGTCCGGCAGCGGCGGTTCGGTCGACAGTGTCACCGTCGGCGGCGTGGCGGTCATCGACGGCGCGGTCCCGTACAGCACCGATCTCACCGTCACCGCCGCCAATCTGGCCACCGCGATCAACCTGGCCCGTTCGGTGCCGGACTACACCGCCACCAGCAACGGCGCGGTCGTCACCATCACCGCCCCGCGTGGCATGGGCGCCGGCGCCAACGGCCTGACCATCAGCGTCGGCGTCACCACGCTGACCGCCACCACCGCGGCCCTGGCCGGCGGCGTGAGCGCCGTCAACGGCCTCAAATTCGGCGCCTCCAGCGGCGGCGTGGTCTCCAAGCTGGACAGCCAGCCGTGGTCGGGCGTGGCGCTGGCCTCGGGCACCGCCGGCTGGTTCCGCTTCACCGGCAGCGTGGCCGACAACGGCTCGATCGACTCGACCGCCAGCCAGGTCCGCATGGACGGCGCGATCTCGACCTCGGGCGCGCAGCTGAACATGTCGAGCACCATGCTGACCTCCGGCGCGACCCAGACCATCGCCAGCTTCCCGATCACGCTGCCGAGCGCGTAAAGGGAGATCCCCATGGCGATCGACGGCAATATCTACCTGGGCGACCTGAGCGGAGGCGATACCCCGTTCCTGCTCGATGGCTCGTTCTCGCAGCCGTTGCCGTTGCCGCTGTACCAGCTGGCGGCGACTGGCGACACCGGCCAGGCGCTGGAGGCCTACGGGCCGGTCCTGCAGCTCGAAGCCTTCACCGGCAACGGCGGCATGGCCGACGGCCTGGTACTGCGCCGCCTGCAGCTGGCGGCGCTCGGCGTGGCTGGCGAAAGCGCCAGTGCCGACCTCGCCCTGCCGGCGTTCGACGCGGCCGGCGCGCTGACCCCGGCGCTGGCGCTGGCGCCCCTGACCCTGTCCGCCAGCGCCAGCGCCGGCACCATTGCCCGGCCGGGCATCCTGGCGCTGCCGCCGTACCGGCTCGCGGCCCAGGCCATCGACCACGCCGGGCTGGCGCTGCCGGCGTTCGACGTGACGGGCGACGCCGCGGCCGGCACGCTCGCGCGTGGCCAGGTCCAGCTGGCCGCCTGGAGCCTGGCCGCCAGCAGCTACCGCGACACCAGCGCCAGCGGCGACAGTCGCCTGCCGCTGCTGCAACTGCAGGCCATCGGGCGCAGCGACAGCGCGCTGGCCGCCAGCATCACCCTGAACCCGCTGCAGCTGGCCGCCAGCGCCGTCAACGGCAGCGTGTCCTCGGCCGCGCTGACGGTGCCGCTGTACGCGATCGCGGCGACCGGCTACGGCGAGGCGATCGGCAACGCCACGCTGCTGCTGCCGGCGTTCAGCGTGCGCGCCTTCACGGTGCGCCTGACGCGCCCGGTCACGGCCGCCATCGTGCTCAACACCCGCCTCAAGGGCGTGGTGCGCTACGACGGCCTCGCCGCCAACAGCTTCGCCAGCTTCGCCGGGCTGACCCTGGCCGCCACCCCGGACGGGATCGTCGCGCTGATGGGCGACACCGACCTCGGATTCCCGATCGAGGCCTCGGTCGTGTCCGGCACCAGCGACCTCGGGGTCCCGCAGAGGAAGCGCATCGAAGCCGGCTACGTCGGCTACCGCGCCGGCGGCGAAATGGAAATGACGCTCATCACCGACGAGCACCACGAGTACACCTACCGCCTGGCGCCGCGCCAGATCCCGAACGCGGTCCACAGCACCCGCGTGAAATTCGGGCGCGGGGTCGACGGCAACTTCTGGCAGTGGAAACTGGCCAACCTGCGCGGCGGCGCGTTCGACCTGGCCAGCATGCAGCTGAACGTGATCCCGCTGGCGCGCAGCGTATGAAGGACCGCGACAACGGGGATGTCCGCCCGTTTGGCGGACTGGTGCAGCTGCAGCTCGGCGGCGACGTCGAGCAGGCGATGGCCTACCAGCCGGACGCCCGCAAGCTGCTGGGCAGGATGCTGAGCGTGAACGGGGTCGAGGAACGCCTGCGCAACGGCGAGCCGGGCGGGTTCTACAAGACGATGCGCCTGCTGCCGGACGGCACCTGCATGACCGCCACCACCAACAACGGCATCCACACCCTGCGCATCGAGACCCCGCGCAGCACGTCCGAAGGCGAGGTGCTGACCCACAGCGCGCATGCCGACGGCCCCGTCAACGACGCGCACCACCTGACCGCCGACTATGGCGGCTTCGAGCCGCCGCCGCTGTCGCTGCCGGGCGTGCCCGACCGCGACATCGACGAACACGGCGAGCGGCGCAAGACGACCAGCGGCGATTACATGTGGGTGGGCGTGCGCTATACCACCGCCAACGCGCCGTGGGACGTGGTCGGCGCGATGATGATCGAGCCGGACACCGGGCCGGCGTACGGCGACGACGGCCTGCCGCTGCGCGGCATCCTCGACAGCCAGAACTACTGGACCGCGCGCACCTTCTTCCTGGAAGGCGCGGACGACGACTGGAACGACGGTGGGGGCAATACGTTCGAGGAAGCGGTGCAGGCCCAGTACGAGAAATATGCGATCTCCTACGGCGACGGCCACGACCACGCCCAGAGCCACGTCATCCTCGGCACCCATTCGATCCCGGTGTTCATGAATTCCGAGGGGGTCATGCTGGTCTCGGCCAACGGCCTGCGCATGGAGGCGATCTCGATCGCCTACGACCCGTCCTTCAACGACCAGTGGCTCGGCTACGACCCGACCTCCGACAGCCAGTTCGGCGACGGCGTGCGCGAGCTGGGCGACCGCCAGGCCAGCCTCGGCCAGCCGGTGCCGCTGTGGGACGTGGTGCTCACCCTCGACCCGGACGAGGACGACCAGGAATACCCGTATGACGACCGCCCGGCCATGCGCGGGGTGCGCCGCGCGCTGGAGCGGATCGGCATGCACACCCGCATCCTGCCGGGCGAGTACATCCTGGCGCTGCACAGCTTCGACAGCACGCCGCAGACGGTGTCGCGCCGCGCCTTCGAGGTCATCCCGCTGTACCAGGACGACAAGCCCGGCCCGGCGCTGCGCAGCCCCTCCAGCGACTACATCTCGTTCATGGGGCCGAGCGACACCACGCGCAACCTGGGCCTGGAAGTCGAGGTGCGCCTGGGCAAGGGCGAGAACGCGACCACGTTCCGGTTCCAGACCTCGATCGCCGAGTCCAACAACAACGAGTACGCCAACGCGCCCTACGGCACCGACTGGCATGCGCCGTGCGACCCGCTCGGCGGCCCGAACCCGGTCGGGCCGAACTTCGCGCCGCAGTACATCGCCATCAACCCGCTGGCCGGCAGCGCGCGCTGGGTCGGCCACAACGAGGTCGACCTGTACCCGATCCTGGGCGGCGGCGTGTACACCCGCCCCGGCGACTACCGCAAGCCGTTCTTCGTCTACCTCGCCGCCGACCCCTTCTCCCATCCGTCCGAGGACACCTGGGGCGAGTACGCCGGGCGCGTCCTGTGGAAAGTGCTGGAGGCCGCCACCGCCGGGGTGTACGGCGACAACCTGATCGCCGATCCGGGCGGCGAGGGCGGCTGCCGGGGCATCATGGAAGGGTCGAGCAGCACGATGATCTGGCGCTACGACGCCGTCGGCGGCTCGCTCACCTCCTGCGAGGCGATCGGCAATATGGACGACTACCCGTACGGCTGGATCGAGGACCCGACGTTCCCGGACGGCGGCTTCTGGAGTCCCTACCTGCAAGAGCTGGCCTGGTACTACCCCTACAAGTTCCAGGAGCGCGACGCCTGCAACCACAGCGTCGGCATCTCCGTGACGGCCGTGTATGACCAGTATTACATCGACAACGGCCAGGCCGGCCACTTCGCCGATCCCCCGGCCACGACCGACTGCTGCTGACAAGGAATTACCATGACCTGCTCATTCATCGTTGAAGGCGAGCAGCTGCCGCCGCTGCCGCCGCCGCAACCGCTGCCGCCGCTCGAACCGCTGCCGGAACCGGGGCAACTGTCGGAAATGCCCGCGTTCGCGCCGCTGCCGCCGATGCTGCCGTTCGACCCGGTCGACAACGGCGACGCCACTCCCACGGACACCCGCAACGACGGGTTCACGGGCGGCAACTGGGGCGTCCCCGACAATGCTGCCAACCTGACCAGCACGGTCGACAGCTTCATGGGTGCCTCGCAGGCCGCCCAGGACGCGGCGCTGGGAGCGCTCGGCGGGCTGGGGTCGGTGATGACCGGCTTCACGCCGGTGACGGCCTCGGGGTCGGCGCCGCCGCCGCTGTCGCTGCCGGTGCTGGGGGCGCCGCCCGACGGTGGTGGTGGCGGGGACGCCAACTTCCCGCCGCTGCCACCGCCGCCACCGCCGCCCGGTGGTAGCGGGTCGCTGCCGTCGCTGCCGCCGCTGCCAGTGTACGACCTGCAGGCGCCGATGATCGCCGACCTGGAGCTGCCCGACCCGATCACGGTCCTGATGCCGGACGAACCGCTGCTGCTGGACGTGAGCGCGCCGCCGCCACCCGACTTCGTGCTGCCGCCGGCCCCGACCCTGATCGAGCTGGCGATCCCGGAGCCGCCGGCGATCGAGCTGCCATTGTTCGAGGCCGAGCTGGGCGCGCGCCCCGAGCTGCCCGGCACCAGTTTCGCCTACCAGGAAGTGGACTACCAGTCGCAGCTGCTGAACACGATGAACCAGCGCCTGGCCCAGCTGGTGCTGGACGACCAGGCCACCGGCATCAACGTCGAGCTGGAGCAGGCGCTGTGGGACCGCGCGGCCGAGCGCGAAGCGCGCCTGACCGGGCGCGCCGTCGGCGAAGCGCAGCGCGTGCTGCGCGCGCGTGGCTTTGCGATGCCCGAGGCGACCCTGGCGCGGCTGGTGGAGCAGGCCCGCCACGGCGGCGCCACCCGCCTGAACAGCCTGGCGCGCGCGGTCGCCGTCGAGCGCGCCCAGCTGGCCCAGCAGAACCTGCGCTTTGCGATCGAGGGCGCGGTCTCGGCCGAAGCACGCATGCTCGACAAGCACAACGCGGTCCAGGCCCGCGCGCTGGACGCGGCCAAGGCCGTGATCGGGTTCGAGATCCAGCTGTTCAACGCCCAGGTCAACCTGATGCGCGCCGACGTCGCCGCGTTCGCCATGAAGGCCGAGGTGTTCAAGGCCAGGCTGCAGCAGGCGCTGGCCAGCGTCACCGTGTACCGCGCCCGGATCGAGGCGGCGATCGTGCGCGGCGAGGTCAACGGCCAGATGCTGGCCATCTACCAGGCCCGCATCGGCGGCGTGCGCATGCTGGCCGACACCTACCGCACCCAGGTCGAGGCCGCCCAGCAGATGGCGGACGCCAACAAGGCCAGGGCCGACCAGTACCACGCCCGCATCGCGGCCTACCAGGCGCAGGTCGGCGCCATGCAGAACGACTACGACCGCTACGCCGCCAGCGTGCGCGGCCAGGCCGAGCGCGCCGCGCTGTTCGAGAAGCAGGTCGGCGCGTTCCGCTCGCGCGTGGGCGCCTTCGACGCCCTGGTCAAGGCCAAGACCGGCCTGGTCGACCTGCAGATCAAGGAAGGCGTCGACTTCCCGCTCAAGGCGCTGCGCAGCAATACCGAAGCCTACACCGCCAGTGCCGCCGCGGCCGCCGAGCAGGTGCGTGCGATCGCCGGGCAGTACAGCGCGCGCGTGCGCGCCATCGTCATCAACAACAACGTGGCGATCGACAACGCTGAGGTCGGCGTGAAAGTGGCCCAGGTCAGCGCCGAGACCGCAATCGGCGCGGCCACCCTGAGCGTGGAAACGGCGCGCGAGGCACTCGGGGCGGCCCAGATCAGCTCCCAGATGACCGAGGCCGCGGCCCGCTCGGCCGCGCAGATCTCCGGCCAGCTCGGCGCCGCCGCCGCCTCGATCAACTCGATGCACACCATGACCAGCACCGCCAGCTCGTTCAGCAACAGCAACAGCAGCAACACCTCGAACAGCATCGTCAGGAGCACTACCACGGTCGATTCGACCAGCACCAACAGCAGCACCAACAACAACACCAACACGGTGGCCGGCACCACCCACAACATCGTGGTCAGCAACGTCGCCGGGCGCCATCGCAACCGCGGCATGAGCAACACCACCACCACCGCGTTCAGCAACAACTCGAACGACTCGACCTCGAACCACTACACCTCGACCACCTCGTACAACAAGAGCCTGAACTTCACCAACTCCAAAGAGTGCATCGACCGCACCACGCACAGCGACTGACGAGGATGACATGAGCGACCCCACCGACACCGACCCACAGCCCTCCCCGCTCGACCAGCTGCCGGCGCCGCCGCCAGTCGACCTGCCGCCGCCGCCGCCGGAACAGCAGATCGTCCAGCAGCTGAGCACGATCCTGAAAGACAGCTCCAGCAGCCTGTCGGACCAGGCGATGGCGCTGGGCCTGGCCGCCATCGAGTCGCTCGCGTCCACCGACCTGCAGCTGCCCGAGTTCGTGCCGCCGGCACTGGACCTCCCGCCGGTGACGCTGACCGGCGTGGACGGGGTGGCGCCGCCGTCGGATACCTCGGTGACGCTGCCGGAACCGCCGGCCCTGCCGCCGACGCCGGCCCCGATCTCGCTCGACCAGATCGAGCCGCCCCAGTACGACCTGGTGCCGCCGCTCTTGATCGACGTGCCGCTGCCGGACCCGTTCGACGCGCTGGTGCCCAGCCCGCCCGAGCTGGCCGACGTTGGCCCCCCGGTCGAACCCGACTTCACGCTGCCCGCCGTGCCGGACCTGGTCGCGCTGGCGCTGCCGGACGCGCCCGGCTTCGACGTGCCGACCTTCGCCGACGATGCCCCCGGCCCGATCCTGCCGCCCGACCTGGCCTTCACCTGGGCCGAGATCGAGTACCAGTCCGACCTGCTGGCCGATGTCAACGCCCGCCTGCTCGGCCTGGTGCAGGGCGGCTGGTCGGCGCTGCCGCCCGAGATCGAGGAACGGCTGTGGGACAAGAGCGTCGACGAGCAGGCCGTGGCCAGCGCCCGCCTGGTCGACGACGCCAGCCAGCAGGTCGCCGCGCGCGGCTTCTCCCTGCCCGGCGGCGAACTGGTGCGCCTGGTGCAGGGCGCCGTCAACACCGGCATCGAGCACGACCGCGATGCCAGCCGCGAAGTGATGGTGGCCCAGGCCCGCATGCAGCAGGCCAACTTCGCGTTCGCCTTCTCCAACGCCATGCAGCTCGAAGGCCAGCTGATCGGCCTGTACAACCAGGTCCAGCAGCGCGCCCTGGACGCGGCGCGCTACCAGGTCGAGGCCGCCATGCAGCTGTTCGACGCCAAGGTCAACCTGTACCAGGCCGACGTCCAGGCCTTCGGCGCCAAGGCCGAGGTGTTCAAGGCCCGCTTGAGCGCCGTGCTGTCGCGCCTCGAGCTGTACAAGGCCGAGCTGGAAGCGGTCAAGGCGCTGGGCCAGCTCAACGTCCAGCTGGCCCAGCAGTACACGGCCCAGGTGGACGGGGTGAAGGCGATCGCCGATGTCTACAAGGCACGCGTGGCGGCGGTCTCGCTGGCGGTGGCCAACAACAAGAACCGCACCGAGCTGTACAAGAGCGAGGTCGAGGGCGCCGCCGCGCGCGCCAAGGGCGCCGGCCTGGCCGTGCAGGGCTACCTGGCGCGGCTGCAGAACGAGCACGCGAAAGCCGACCTGTTCAATGCCGAGGTGGCCGGCTACACCTCCCAGGTCGAGGCCTACCGCGCGCTGGTCGAGGGCAAGCTGTCCGAGGCGACCCTGCAGTTCCGCCAGCAGGAATTCCCGGTCGAACTCTACGCCAGCCAGATCGCGCAGTTCGCGGCCCAGACCCGCGTCGCGGCCGCCGCGATCGCCGCCGGCGGCGAGAGGATGGTGGCGAGCGCCGAACAGTACGCGTCCGGCCAGCGCGTGGCCGACAAGATCGCAGGCCTGGGCGCCGACATGCAGGGCATCCAGGTCAAGGCCCAGAACGCAATCGCCCAGGCCGGGGTCGCCAGCACCGGCATCGCCACCCGCATGGAACTGCTGGGCGCCTCGGCCGCGCAGGCCGCCCAGTTGGCACAGGCGCAGGCCAGCGCCCAGGTGGCGGCGGCCAAGATCAGTTCGGTGCACGTCTCGACCTCGTTCTCGCACAGCAACAGCAACGCCATGTCGACCGCGAACAGCCAGAACCTCGTGACCTCGATGACCAACGCGCTGTCGAAGGCGAACACCTCGTCGACCAACCATTCGCGCACCTTCTCCACCACCAACGGCGGGGTGCAGTCGTACAACCAGAGCCAGACCTTCAGCGACAACGAGACCGTCAGCGAATCGGTCAACAACACCCACTCGACCATCCATTCGCAGTCGGTCACGAACGACAACCGCGTCGAGATCCGCAACGCCACGACGGAAAGCATTTCCAAGCGTAACGAAGCGACCACGCAAAACATCTACAACCACAAAGGCTAAGCCGAGGACCCGACCATGCCCAATCCCGACGACCTGCTTGACTCCCCCGAGCGTCCTCAACAGCCGGGCCTGCGCGAGCGCATCACTGCCGCCCAGCCGCAGTCCGACGCCGGCGCCGGCGCCGTGCGCCAGCGTATCGCCGACGTGGCCGCGCGCCAGGCGCCGGGCGACCTGCGCCAGCAGCTCACCAATGCGGCGCCCCAGCAGCAGCAGCAGGCGCGCGCCGTGTCCGAGCGCCTGGCCGCCGGCCCGACGGAGTCGCCGCTGCGCCAGCAGCTGCGCGCGGCTGCCCCGCAGCAGGCGGCCGATGCCCGCGCCGTCGCCCAGCGCCTGGCACCGCCGACCCTGACCGACGTCATCCAGCCCGGCAACGTCAACCCGTCGCTGCGTGACGACCTGGCCAGGAATTCGCTGCAGGCCCAGAACGATGCGAAAACGGTGCAGGCGCGCCTGAACGCCGGTGCGCCGCCCGCCACCGCGCAGCCGGACCTGCGCGCCCAGATTACCGCTGCCGCCCCGCAGGCCCAGGCCGACGCCCAGGCGGTCGCGCAGCGCCTGAACGCCGGCGCCCAGCCAGCCCAGCCGGCCCCGTCGCCGCTGCGCGAGCGCCTGATGGCGCGCGCCGCCGCCGCACCGAGCGCCGCCGACCAGGCCCTGCGCGCGCGCATGAACCCCGGCACCATCGCCCAGGCCGCCCAGCAGGCAGTGCCGCCGGCTCCGGCCGCGGGCGGCATCGTCGACGGCGCCACCGGCCGCCCGGTCCCGACCGGAACGCCAGGCGCCCCGGCCCGCTTCCCGGCCGGCGCACCGTCCGCCCAGCCGGCCGCGGCGCCAACCGCCACCCCGGCCGCTACCAGCCAGTCGCCGGCAGCCGGTATCCGTGACGCTGCCGGCCGCCCTGTGCCGACCCGCATCCCCGGCACCGCTCCCGGCCAGATGCCCGCCGCCACGCCGTCCGCCGGCACCATCCGGCCCGACGTCGGTTCGCTGCGCGCCACCGTCGGCCTGCCGCCGACCCCGCCGGGCGCAGGCGCCGCCGGCGCGGGCGCTGCCGCCGCCGGTGTCGCCGGTGCCGCTGCCCGCGCCGCTGGCACCGCCGCCCCGGGCGCCGCCCCGGCCGCTGCTGCTGCCGCGCCCGCCGCCGAAGCCGCTGCGGCCGCCGCTGCCCCGGCCGCGGCCACCGCCGAAGCCGGCGCCGGCGCCAACGCCTCGCGCCTGGCGCGCACCGCCTACAGCGTGGGCAAGCTCGCCGGGGCGAACAAGGCGCTGCTCGGCCGTGCCGGTGTCGTCGGCCTGGCCGCGCAGGCAGGGACGCACTACAACGACTACAAGCTGAACGAGCCGGGTGTCGATTCCTCGGCCGGCGGCACCATGAAGGCCCTGTTCACCGGCGACTTCGC